ATAACGTAACCCATCTCGCCAGAGGCAAGGATCGGGTCGTTCTTCAGCCAGTTCTCAGCCGTGTCCTGACGGAACCTGATCCGCTGGTAGCCCCTCTCATCAGAGGCACAGTTGGGATGGGTGCTGGGCGTGGACATAGAATGCTCCTGCACTATTTATGTCCCGGCCAGACAAAACTGAACCGCTACTTGCCACGTTTCCAGGCAGGCGCGTGCTTGTCCTTGACCTGACGAACAGCTTCCTGGCGGGTCAGCTTTGAGTTACTCGCCATAGCCTGCTTGGCCAGCTTGTCCACGATCTTGGCATTTAGGGCTGGCTTGACGGGCTCGACCTCATGCCCCTCCACATTCACGATCCCGCTGACGTTGAGGTTACGCGCCTTGGCTACCCGCTTGATGTCGCTTACAGAATCCACCCAAGCACTAGGGTCCATGTGCCCGCGTTTGTCAGCCAGCCCGCCCAAGTAATACTTGCCGTTGATGTTGATGCCCGATGCCTTGGCTTCCCTGGCCATCTTCTTGGCCATCCTGGGCGGAATGCCGTCCATCCAGTTGCCGTCGAGCCTGCCCTGCATGAAGGCCCGGTCGGTTCCTTGGGTGCCTGGAGGTTGCTGGAGGGCGCACATCTCAGCGAATCGGGGAGACTGCCCCGCGTTGACCATGCGGATGTAATGCTCTCGGACCTCCAGGCTGGCCCGCTGAATGTCAAAGGGAAGCTCAATCACGGTGCCATCTCCGGGGGAATGGGTTCAGGGGGCGGCACCGATGCCTCCCCGCCACCTTCCGGGGCCGGGGAGGCGGCATCGGCTGGTCCGGCTGGTGGCTGGGGAGGCTGCGGCGGCGAACGGAGGTACTGGGAAGCCTTATCAATGATCGCTGGGTCATCTTTCAACAGCCCGATGGCGCGATTGCAGGAACCGCACAGGAGCCCGCGAATCACTCCGGTGGAATGGCAGTGGTCAACGCAGGCACAGTCAGGCTTGCCCTGCCCCTCCCACACCACCATCTCAATTCCGCAGATGGGGCAGAGGCCATTCTGAGATTTCAGCATGGAGTCGAACTGCTCGTATGTAATCCCGTAGTTCGACTTCAGGCTCCATTCTTTGCGCTGCTCTTTGGAGAGGTGGTGGTATTTGTTGTTTTGAGTCCGCTGGTGCTTTCGCACCTTATCCGGGTTGTCCTTCTTCCACTGAGAATTGGCTTCCTGAAGACGCTCCCGATTGTCGCGGTAATACGCCAAACATCGTGCGTTATCTCTCTTCCTTCGTTCCTCAAGAATTGCGTTCAGGACGATCACGGCTGTAACTCCGGTGGCACTTGCTGCGGCTGGTCGGGCGGTCCTCCAGCACCGGGTTCAGCGTTACCACCTTCCTGCGGCGGTGGCAACTGTTGGGCAGGGGGTTGAGGCGGTGGCGGCTCAGGCACCATGTATCCAGATGGGTCAACGTCGATGGCCTCCAAGTAGTCACGCATCAGAGCATTCCACGGCCCAACAACCCCCTGCGCGAGCAAGTTCTGCAACGTCGGACCCATAGTCTGTAGGGCTATCTGTAAACTTTCGATACGCCCAGCCTTGTTCGGCTTCCTCGCGCTGCCCGCCTCAATGCGGTAGTCGTAGTTCATGGCAAGCTGGCCCAGGCTCACTTGCTCTTGGAGACTCTTCCAGACAGACGCACCGATGGGGCCAAGCACAGGAGCGATGTCCTCTTCTTGGAGTAACCAACGGGCAGCCAGAGCTTCACGGCGGGCCAGCATGGACATAGCGTCCTCCAGCACGTTCGCCATATCGTCTGGCCTGACCGAAATCTGTTCCGACTTCACCTGCGCTTCTGCGGCACTTCTATAGGAATTTCTGGTCATGCCGTAAGTGAGTTCTGTGAGTCCGACTCTTTTGTCGAACATCTCTGAAACGGCTTGGACAATCGTCCATAACTCAGGCGTGACCTGGGGTAGCTGGAGTACAGACACGATGTCATTCACTGACCGTCCAAGAGTCTCGGACAACTCAATGAGCGAGAACCCTGATTGCTCATGTCGGAGCAACTGTTCCTTGATGTCATCCCCCGCCGCCTTGCTCACACCCACCATCGTCTTGCTTGAAATCATCACCCGTGTGGCAAGGAAGGAAAGTGCCCAGTTCAGGAACTTGAGTTCCGGCATCCCCGGTTTCATGTGACTGATCGGCCACACTGACCCAGGCTTGCGGTGGCACTGGAACGGGGTGAAAGGCCAGCCGTTGTGATCCGCGTAAAACGGGATGGGCCAGCGAGTCCGCGTGAACAAACTGTTGGGAAGACCTGTCTCGTCTGGTTCCTCTAGGGCAATGCCCTTGGGGACATTCAAGGGGTAATCGACACCCTCTGCCACCACCAGATAACAGTTCGGGCCCAGCCCATCGAACATCTGGGCGTATTCTTTCGGGGAGCCCTTGAGATTGTGGCCGAATCCAGTCTTTGACCAGATTTTCCAGTAGACGATCAGGTCATTCGTCTTACCGTTCTTTTTCTTCATCTTGTAGCCACGGTCTTCTTCCATAGACCGGGCCACGAAGCTCTCCATGTGCCCCTTCAGTTCCGACCGCTCCAAGCCGTACTTCTCAGCCACCTCGGCAATCGGGTGAACACAGCGACGGGCACACCACAGGATGTCTTCCTGTTCGTCCGCATCCGGGTCAAGAAGCAAGTTGTCCACGTTGTCGTGGAATGAACCGATGAGCCCAACCGGCGGGCCATCCTCGCCACCCATCTCAATCAATTCGGTCCACCACACACCCATGCCTTTGAGAATGCCCTCGTCCACCACCTTGCGGGTGTGTTCCTTCAGGTTCAACTGGCCGGGGGTGTAGTTCAAGTACGCACTGATGATCTCAGAGAACGCTTCCCGCTGTTGCTCGACCATGCCAATCTGTTGGCTGGCCTGGATGTACTGCTCAATCTCCGGGGGAAGGATCGGCTGCCCAGTCATCGGGTCAGTCTGGGGTTGCTGGTTCGTGTCGATCCCAACAGCTTCAGGCGGGACGGCTGGGAACTTCTTTGCCGTGACCGTCCGCACCGGGTTGCGGGCATAGATGACTGAGCCAATGAGCTTCACAGCCTCAAAAGCCCGGTTCACAGTCATCCGAAAGCTGGGGGGAGAAATCTTGGAGTAGGGGGCCGCGCCCTCTTTCCAGAAGAAGTTCTCTCCACCATCGAAGAAATTCATCGCTTCCTTGGCATCGTCCGAAAAAGCCTTCTTTGCCTTGCGGGCAAGCTCCAGTTTTCGCAACCAGCCGGTGGAGATGCTTCTGAGGGCATCCTCCATCTGACGCTGGGGCACAACATCCGGTGGCGGATCGGCCAGTTGGCTGGGATCACCACCGGACATGGGAACGTCTGGGTCGATGTTAGCTTCGCTCATCTGCTACCGTACCTTCTGCAACAGTACCACTGACCGCTCGGGCTCTGTGCGTAACCAACGTCAACGTCAGGCATCCCTGAGGTGGCGTAACAACAATTTCGATAGGCCGCATCTGGCGAGGAGCCCATACCCAGACCCTCTGGGCCAGAGTTACCACCCAAGTGCTGGAGCCGCCCCATGCGGGCACAGGCTTCCGCGACACCCTGAGCGGTGTTGGTAGCAGCCCGTGCCATGTTCTGGACCGGCTGGCCTTGCTGGTACTGGCGACGAGGCTTTGCGTGAGCCACCCCCGTCAAGATCGAACACATAGCGAAAGCCGTAAGAAGGCGACTCATTCGGCCACCTCCACTTCCACAGCTTCTTCCTTGCGGGGGCGACCTGGGCCACGGCGAACCGGCTCGTCACTGGGGGTGCGGGCCTCGGCCATCTTGAGCTTTGTCAAGAACGGCTTGATTTCCTTGAGAATCTCGGTGGTCGGATGGACGGTGAAGCAGCCCCACTGAATCCAGTTACCAGCGATCTCAGACTCCCGCCAGAACGGATCGTCCCTGTGGCGAACGCTCTTCTTCTCTACAAGCCCTGAGTTCTCAGAAAACATCAGGATGGAGATTGTCTCTCTGCCCTTCTGAATGACCCAACCCAGGCTGGGCGGATTTGAGCTAGAGAGCGGGTCATCGTGCCACAGGACGAGATCACCGACAGACAAGTCGGCAATAATCTGGACTGAAACAATCTGCATGGTTTTGCCTCCACCACGGGGAATGATCTGGCCGTAGCCTACTGACCCCTAGAGGGCGGGCAATAGTTACGCGGGTGTTACGCAACGTAGGTCTGGGAGGTGTAACTTGAGGGGGCTAGGTAAACCACGCTCGCGTCCTCGCCACGCTCCCGCCGCCTCTTAGCAAGCCAGGGCTCCCACCACGCAACCTCGGCCTTAACCTCTGGCTTGTGGTACTTGGGGTCTGCGGCAAATATGTAGCGGCAGCAATCCATCAAGTGCGATACGGAGCGGGGGTGAGGCTTGTCGGTAATGATGTGAGTGCCGCCAACTACAGTGGACTGCCTTTTGTAACGGGCTATCTCACGCTGGAAGTTGGGCAATGCCCCCTCTAGCACTCGCAGCTTGGTGGTGCCATTGGCACGGATGTGCATAGCGTTACGGACGCTCTCGACACCGGACATTACATCATCGCTGCCGTGCATGAAGGACGATCCGGTGGCTTTTGAGCGGATGCCTAACATCTCTAACTGCTCCGAATACTGCTGGCCGGGGGACCTGCCACCGCCAATGTCCGTTAAACGCGCACCGTGGGAGTCAATCAAAAAGGCGTAATGCTGGGGCTGGCCCGCCAGCTTGGCGGCGAACTTCTCCGCGAAAAGAATGGCGTTTGCGTTGGGGATGTACAGTTCGTCATAGAGGAGGACGAAATCCCCGGAAGGCGGGACGGCTACGAACAGTACGGCACACACAGCGTGTCCCGGGTCAACCGCCGCGTACCTGCACCAACTTTCGGGCACTTGGCCGTCAGGCAGTTCCTTGCGTGGGAAACCGTGGATTCCCATGCTGAAGTTCGGGTACATCAAAATGCTGTCGTAGGTGAACTGCCCTTCCGCCCTCATGCGAAGGACTTCTTCGCCTTGGGCAGCCCACTGCTCAATGAGGAGCTTTCGGGATTCTTCCGGTATGAAGTTGTTATCCAGAAACCGCAGGCGAAACAGCTTGGGGTTTTCCAGTCCCTGCTCCGCAGCCTTTTCAGCCCGTTCGCACAGCCCAAAGAGAGCGTCGTTCTTTGAGTGCGGGGTCGCCGACCAAATGAACCGACCACGGCGATCTGCAAGTCTGGCCTGCATTTCCGCCAACCATGTACTCTCTGAGGACAAGTCCTCGTCAAATAACACGATGTCGGCCCTGAACCCTTGAGGGGGCTCTCCTTCGCTCGACAAGCAATAAAGAGTCCACCCGTTCGTAAGTTCTACGGACTGTAGAAATCCGGCACTCTTCAGCACCCAAGATGTCTGCTTGATCATTCTTGGCGGGATCAGTGGAGGCGCAGGCTTTTTATCTGCCGCCCGATCCTTGTCTGCATCGGGGTCAAACGCCCGCCACTCGCCAGTCTTCTCGTCTTTGATGATGTCGAACTTCCCGGCCTTCAGGAGCCCGGGGTAAATTGTCATCCCAATGTGCCGCCACCCCGCCCCAACAACGAGCGCAACGCCGCCTTCCTTTGGGTAGCGGCCTTCGATGGGGTGGGTTCCGGTCAAGGCCCACGCCAACTCAACGAGGGCAGCCGTTGTTTTTCCGCTCCGATTTCCCCCAAGGATGATGATTTCCTTTGACTCGCACTCATGAATCGCAGCCTGATTCGCATTGGGCTTGTAAAGACGCACCGCTTCTAGGCGACGAGATGCAAGCTCACGCTGCAACTCCATCATCTCTTTCCGACCGTGCTGGCTTACGTTATCAAGCGGATTCTGCATAAAGCTCCCGGGCAAACTCAGCCTTCAGGTTGTCAAACAAGGCTTGGGCTTCAGGGGTAACCGAGTCGCCCTTTTCCTTGTTCTGCTCGGGCGTCAACGGCTGGAGGTTGCGCCAGTTGTTTGCTGCCAAGAAATCCACCCGGCTTTCCTTCAGGTTGGCCTTGGACAGTGGGTAGATGTGGTCGATCTCCCACGCCTTGCCGATGTTCTCCCGTGTCATCCCGGGCTGAAACTGCCGTTCCATGTTGATCCAAAACTCTTCAATGGTGCAGCCCATGTCGCGGACGGCAGACCCCTGTTTGGCGTTGCCTTTGACGAGCCTGTAAAGGCGACTGCGAAGATATTGGCTGGCCTTGAAGTTCGGGTCGGACCTAAGACGCTCCCGCTTGTACTTACTGCGGGCCAACCGGGCCTTCTGGGGATTCTCTGCCGCCCATGCTGCAAGACGATCCAAAGCCTTTTCTGGGTTTCTTGCAAAACGCTTGCGACGATTCTCGCGGACCCTTTCTGGGTTTGCGGCGAACCACTTGGCGGCAGAAGCTATAGCCTTTTCTTTGTTCGCGGCGTACCACCTCTGATTCTGTTTGCGCCTCTTCTCGGGCGTTGTGTAGTCAAGATTGGCGGCCCATTCCTCTGGAGTGCATTGTGCCTTGTTCTTGTGGACCTTCTTCGGCGCAACCTTCCCCCGCAAAGCCTTCACCGCAACGTCAAACTCTTCTTTGGTCATCTGTAACCCTCCTCATTGCAGCGTTACCACAGCGGTTCCGCTCTGACAACCAACAGGGCGAACTTTTCTCCGAAAAGTAGCGCGTTACCCGGGCGGCTCCGAAAGCCTGCGCATAGACTCAGCCTGCTCAATATCCAAGGAAGATAGGTTCACAATGCCGGACGGGACTTCCACATCGGCATTCTCTTGAAGGTATGCGAGGTTTCGGTGGGCATCGGCTGCGGTTGCAATCTTCTGTGCCAACCGTTCCTCCAATTCTGCGTCCGTCATCAGCGAGACAGGCTTCTGCACCGCGCCGCTCTCAGCCACGTTGTTTGTCAGCCGGACTACAGACTCCAGAATGCTGGTGCGAATCCGCCCGCCGGGAGGGGCTGAGTGGTAGGTGTGGGCCAGTTCGTTGGCTAGACCGTTCACGCCACCAAAGAGCGTATAGATCGACTCAAGTAGCTCTGTGCTGTGCGGGATATTGCTGCCGCCCCTGCGGACCACGGGGGCCTGCATGAACGATTCCGCTGCCCGCCGGGAGGTGGACTCGACCTTCTGCTTGTGCCGGACCAGCTTGTAGCACTGCTTGCAGATCGGCTGGAGGGTGTGCTGGGTGCCGGGGACCAGGGGCCACCGTCGCCGGTCGAGAGGCTTGACAATGCCGCACATTTCGCAGGCACGGCTATTCACCAGAGGACCGTCCGGGTCAACGTCTGGGATGTCGATCTCTTCTTCCACGCTTCACCTATCAAGCTGGAGTGAAGACACGCTGGGGTCAGGTCGAACGCCAGAAGCCATCTTCTGCATCTTCACCAGAGGGCTCTCTTCCTCAGGTGGTTGGCCATCCTGACGGGCCATCAGGTCGCCAACGCTCTGACCAGTCAGGAAGTTCCCAAGTCCAGCTACCGCATCAGAGGGCAGCCGGGAGTCGAGGAGCTTGCGGATCATGTCGCTCATGGGGCCTCCTTGCGTAAAGCCCGGGGGGAGTGGCGTGACTCACTCGCCCCCGGGCCCCACACAACACACACACTTAGATCACTGACCGAAGAAAGCCTTCGCGGTGGCACCTTCCGCAGCCGCAGCACCGGCAGCTTCCTGCGCCTTGGCCGCAGCCTTGACTGCCTTGCGACCAGCCGAAGCCTCTTCACGCATGGCCTTGGCAACCTTCTTCGATGCCTTGTGGGCAGCACGGCGGCTCATCGGGGCCTTGCCAGCCGGGGAGCCTTCGCCCACCGACACTTCTTCGGTCACGGTCACATCACCGGCACCATCGACCTCGACGGATTCCTTGACCTTGACACCGGGGGTCACGGTCACATCCTGCTCGACTTCGACAGCCACCGGGGCAGCGACGGTCTTCTTGGTCTTCTTGGTCCCGTGACAATCGCCAGCATTGATGATGCCAGCGGTCAGGCTGCCCAACAGGAGGGCAGTGGCGAACAACAGATACTTCTTCATGGGAATTACTCCGGGGAGGAAAGGGAAAGCTCAAGGGACATCAACTCTTCACGTTTCTTTTCGTAGGCGGCAGATGCTTCTTCGGGGGTTGCGAAATTTCCGATGAACTTTCCGGCAGCCTTCGCAGCGTATGGCCTGACCCTTGGCTTTCCATTTCCGTTGAACGGCACAAAAGACACCCCTCTGGGCAGGCCGGATTTCTTTGGCCTATTTTTTTGATTCAGGGCCTGAAGGCTAGGTGTGGCAATTCGCAAATTCTCTAGGCGGTTGTCTTTGGGGTCGCGGTTGCAGTGGTCGATTGTCAGAGGAAGTGCCGGGAGCGTTCTGCCAGAAAGTTCCCAGATGAAATTGTGGAGAGGGATTTTTTTGACTCTGCCGTTCTCGGTTCGTCGTGTCACCGCATAGCCACCCCGGAGTCTCCAGATCAGATTGCCGACTTTCTCTTGAAAGCACTCGTCAACAACAAAGCCGTCTGGCAGGCCCGTGGTGCTGCCTCGACGCTTTCTTTGGCCGCAGGAGATACAGCGGGGCCGATACTTGCTCTGCGTATCGCAGCCGCAGTCACAGCACTTGCCGGGGTATTTCCACTCTCTCTTCATGCCATCACCTGAAAGTTTGCGTCCACGAAGAATTGACCTGCCCGGTTCCGATGTAAGTATAACGACTAGAAAGCATATTCCTGCGGTGTGGCGGGCTTCTTATCCACGCTTGAACTGCCGCCTCTGGTGTTGCGTAACCTTTGCAAATGTTCTCGCCGTAAGGACCGCGACTATGAACCATCCTGCCGTTAGCCATGACCCCCGACCAGTTGCGAGAAAACTTCATCATGGCCGGGTCAGGAATTAACGACTTCAGGCCATGTTTGTTTCGGAAGTCATTTGTTAGCTGGATTACCTTCATCTCGTAAACATTTCCGATTGGCAGGGCCTTCTTGACTACCTTCTTGGGAGGCGGGCAAGCTGCGGGCTCATCGGGTATCAGTAGGGGAACAACTTGGTTGAGACATAGCAACGCAAAGGCTGCCATAGCCAATCCGAATGCCGCTCTCAGCGGAGTCATTTTGGATTACTTTCCAGCTTGAACTTCTCCATCTTCTCTGGCGGCTTGGCATCGTAGATCACCGCATACACAAGGTCCCTGGTTACATTGGCCGCAACATCACAACCCTGTCGCTCCAGGCTGTTCTTGAGTTCCAGTAGTTGAATGACCGTTCCGATCTCACGGGACTGTTCGCGGTTTCTCCTCCACAGGAGAGAGGACAGCCACAAGCTGATGGTCTTGGTTACAAACGGGCTCGTCAGGAGCAATACGCCAACGATCAAGATCAGGTTCTGTGGTGTGGCCCAGTCCATCTTATTCCTTTGTTAGGGAGGCGAATCTGTCCGACTGCCATTCGATGAAGTTGGAGAGGTTCTGGATGTCCGCGTAATCGGGGTCACGCTTCTTGACCACGGACAACATCACCCGGCAGTACCTCTCCATCTCCCTGGCAAAGTCTTCAGTCTCGCTACGTTTCTCCCATCCAAGTTGGCGGCGGGCAATAGTTCCCGTGATGTAGGCATTCCACTCGTCCAGCAAATAGATCGGACTCTTGTTCCAGTCCTTCCGTTGCTCGACCATGTAGAGCTTGTAGATCGGCCCCCGCTGGTTCTTGGGGACCGTGTTGGCTACCTGTTCGATGGTGATATCTGGGTGCCTGAGGACGATCCCCTTGCCGTTCCCTACATAAATGCCGTGTTTGACCGTGCTGGCGTGAAGTCGGTTGCTCACCCCGTGGTTCATCTCATGCGCCCAAGTCACCAGATCACCGGGCTCTGTGGGGTCAGCCCAGTAATGCGGGTTCTCAAGGCGGCAGTAGAGGTCAGTCAGAACGTCGCACTTCTGCGGTGTTGGCTTCCTGAGGGGCGGGCAGATTCCAGTGACAAAGGGAAGGTCCGGCTTGACCAGCACCGACACAGTTTTGGGTTTGGGCGGGGGTGGGTCAGGAAGCCGGACTTGAGTTGGTTCTGTCCTCAGTTGGTAGGGCTGAAAAGATTTCGGCTGGCGGGGAGCTTTGGGCTCATCCCGCCAGCCGAAGATCGCAAGCACTAGGCCAACCAGAATGGCAATCCGCCCAGCGGTGATTGCTAGGGATTCCATTCTTGGGTTGGTCAGACAGTGGGCTCAGGCGTGACAGCCGGATCGACAACCGGGTCCACCACCGGAGCAACTTCCGGGGCAACAACCGGCTCGACCACCGGGGCCGGGGCAACCTCGACCACGGGCTCAACAGCCGTGGAAGGAGCCGCAGCCGGATCGACGGCAGCGTCCTCCGCCGCAGGAGCTTCCTCGTCGGCACCCTTCGTCACCGGCACCACCGAACTACCAGCTTGCACGTTGACGAGCGTCCGAACCTTGCCCTTCACAACGGGCGAGATCGCAACACCAATCGAAGTGCCAGCCGCACCAACAGCCGCAGTACCACCAGCACCGATGCCCACCAGCGCACCGGGGGCAAAGGTAGCCGAGGTCATGATGGCAGTCGGGCCAACGGTCACCAGCCAGAAGATGTCACCAACGGCAACACCTGCGGGCGGGAGATACTCGTCAACCACACCAATCGGAGCGTCGGCCACCGCAGCCGCAGTACCGTCCACCTCTTCAAGAATGGCACTCTTCTTGAACTTGGCGACCTGCCCCGCGAGAAGGGGGCCAGTCGAGGTGTTGCGAACCGCGATGCAGGTCACCAGACGGTTACTAAGGAACGAACCGGCATTGCTCGTCCGGGGGTCGGTGTCGGTGAACACCTTGGACGATCCAACGACGGCACCACCCTGAGTCGGGTCGGTAACACCGAGAGTCTGACCCCGGCCAAACCAAGGATCGGCACTGATAATGGACATTGATTTCTACTTTCAGGTGAGGGTTGGGATCAGGCAATCGCTTGCAGCTTAAAGAAGTTACGCGGGGATTTCAGCTTCATGTTCCCGAGAACACTCACGACGTACCTGTACGCCTGTGTATCCTCATTATAGAACGGGCCCTCGCTTGTCAGGAGGTTCCCTTCCATGCAGTACAGTTCCATGTTGGCGACTGACAATCCGTAACCACAGCCTGCCGGAACGGCATACTCAGTCGTAACGTCGCAGCCGTCCTGCATGAAGGAGTCATTAAACCCATACTGCTTCAGACCAGTGTTACTGGAGATGAGAGCCCGCTCCTTACTGTCGAGCTTGTTCATGTAGCTGATGTACAGCTTACGATCAAGCACCACCATGTCGATCTGGCTCTCCTTAGTATCATTGCGTTTTGCCTGTTGAATGCCCTCGCGGACAGCCTGAACGCACTGATCATCCCAGGTGAACGAATCCGTGCCATCAGCCTTCTTGCCCTTGAAGTAACGGCTGGTGTAGTTGACCACGATTGGCGACCAGTGGTCATACTCCGGATCGGCCACACCGTTGGGCCACGAACCCTCAAGCTGCGAGCCAGCCACGGCACCAAGGCCAGTGCTGAGTCCAGCGTAGTTGTCGGATGGCCAGCCAAACGGATCGTCAGGGTTCGCAGTCCGCTTGCTACCATCGGTGATGTTGACCGTACCGTCGATGGCGAACATGGACTCAAGACCGTGGAAACGAAGTTCGTTACCAGCCTTGTTACCGTCGATATAGATTTCCTTGGACAGATGCTCGCTCATCGACTCCTCAAGCCGCGTGGCCATGCCACCAGCGACATTGATAAGTGCGGCCTGACCACGGTTCTCAAGCATTTCACGCTTGTAAATCGAATCCGTGACCTGATACCCACGGTACGGGAGGGTCGCGGTCGAGAAGAGATTCTGACGGGCAAAGACTCGGGGAGTCTCACCGTTGTTACCAGACACCGGCTGGTTCCGCATACGGACCTGCCAGTTGAGATTAAGGCCAGCACTGTTCATCACCACATTGCCGGAACCTTCCAGCATGGCGAAAACCTTAAAGCGACGGAACGTGGTCTGTTCAGTCTCCCGAAGGTAGTTCTGGATCGTAGTCTGAATAACGCGGGCCCAGTCAGTGCTATTAGCCATTTGGCTCTCCTAGGTCAGATGTAACCGGCGGCATTAAGGTTTTCCGCCAACATTTGCTCAAAAGTAAGTTTCTGCTTCGGCTGTCGCGGATCGTTGTTGGCGGCACCGGCTGACCGACTTGGATTTCGGCTGGCTTCCCGGCGCAAGTAACTCATGTTTTGCTGTGCAAGGTCTTGAGGTGCTGGTGCTTGGGCCACGGGGGCTTGCTGCACTGGCGGTGCCGCCTGGGGTGGTTGGGGCTGGTACTGCGGCTGGGGTGGGGCAGAGTCAAGTGAGTACCGTTGCCGGAACAACTCAAGCTCTACCTTCTCAACCGCGTAGTCAGCCCGATCCTTACCGGGCGGAATACCTCTCGCTCTTGCTTCGTCTATATACTTATGGAGTAGTAATCCAGCCGGTGAAACGCTACCTGTGTTCTGGTCATACAACCAGTCAGCGTTTTCTTTCTCAAAAGTATCGACATAAGCCTCGCGGTCGCGGGTGGCAAGCTGCTCTTGGATAATCTCCTGAGCCTGCTTTTGAGCCATTTCCGCAACCATCGGACCAATGGCATCCTCTGGGTTACTCAGAAACTTCTGGGCAAAGTCGGCCCGGTAGTTCTGCCACTCAGAGAGAGCCAGCCTCGCGTCATACGGGGCATCAGGATGGATTACATCCCGGCCACTCTCGTCCTTGGTGAGGTAACGCTTGTAAGAATCCTTGAGTTCTGGAGGGTTCCACCACTTCTTGGCCTGGGGTGGAGCCTGCTGCGGAGCTTGCTGTTGGGGCTGTTGCTGCGCCTGTTGCTGGGATTCAAGCCACTTCTGGTACTGGGGCCGATTGGAGATGTACTCCTGGGTAATCGGCATGATCGACTGGTACTGCTGCAACTGGCGGGTGGCAGCTTGCTCCCGCTGCATAGCCTGATAGAGGCTCGTTGCTATTGCCCGGTCATCCTGGCCCTGGAACTGGGGCAGTTGCTTGAAGCTGTCCCAAGGCGAGTGTGCGACTTCAGCCTGGGGAGCGGAGTGCGATTCCGGCTGCGAGTCCGCAACAGGAGCATCATTCTCAACGGGAACGGAATTCTGCTCAATGTCTTCTGACATGGTGGCCTCCATTTAAGAAGTAAGACCACCGAATTGTGTCAAGGGTCTGGCGGCGGGCAATAGTTACGCGGAGTAATTACTTGGAGAGTAATCCGCCAAGCCAGTTGCCAGCCTTTGATAAAGCATTCCCCGTGTGCATTAAGGGAGGTGCCGCGTAAGGGGCAATCGCTTTGCCTACGTTGGTTACTGTGGACTTGGGCCGAACGATCTGGTCATTCAGTCCCTCAAGAGTCTTAATGGATTTCTGCCGCTGGTCTTCCTCGTACTTCTGGTGCATGTCCCACTGGGAGTTGCTGCGGGTGTCGCGGGTGGCAAGTTCCCCAAAAAGCTCTACGCCATTGCTGATGTCCACTAGCTCGTCATAGTTGTAAGCCCGCATTCGGCCCCCGTAGGTCGGGTGCGTGGCTAAGTGGCGAGTAATGTCATCAGCCGTACTCTTGGCAAACGAAGTGGCAAGCGGGACACCCGTCCTGGCGACACCTCTCGCCGCACTGCGGACCATATTCGGAACCGCCCTGGTCGCACCAATCGCACCAATGCCGTCGCCCATTCCGTTGGCAAAGCTGATTCCTGCATTGATTAGGGGCTGAACGTAGGGAATCTGGCCGTTCCAGCTTTCTGGGAGAATGTGATTACCGATGGCACCCCGGAAAGTGTCGCCAGCACTCATGCCTTCTGAGCCCTTGTGGGCGGCTCGTCCTTGCTGGAGAAGAGCATCGTTGGCCCGCCAGCCGTTGTCCTTAGCCAAGACGGGGCTGTTTCGATTGAAGTCTGATCCAGCAACGCGAGTCGCCGCGTCACCAAGAACATTGGTCGCATCAGTCTTGCGGAGCAAGGCAGTCCCCAGGAGACTCAACGTGTCAGAAACAGCACCAGATGCTTTGGTGGTCAGGCTGCCAATCGGGTTCTCAGGGTTCTGCATCTCTCGGTTCAGGTCGAGCCCTTCGATGAACCCCGCTGGCTGACCTGTCTCTTCCCCTAGCTCACCTGTTTCGGGGTCAGTGTGCCGGTAGGGCCTGGGGTCATAGGACTGGATCGGACTTCCCCGGAGGGGGTTCATGGAGGAGTTCTTGCGGACGATAGCGTTGTCGTAATGCTGCGCCGCCTGGGCAAGTGCAGCATTGCGAACGTCCTCATCCGAACTCTGATACTGGGAGAACTGGGGGATAAAACCGCCGGGAGAGGACATTCCACGGGACGGGGGTGCCGCTACGGCTCCTCTCGCCCTGGCTATGTCATCGTGCAGCCTCGCCCTGGACTCAGCATCTGCAAGGAACTTTGCACCGGGGGAGAACTCGTAGGAATTTGGGTCACGCCCACCAAGGGCACGATGCTGATCTGGAGTCCAGGGCTGGCCCGTGTACCCACTGAGCATGTGTTCTTGGAGGGCCCGCTCACCTTCGGTCTTCGGATCGTAGCTCGGGTGGCCAACCGTCACGTTGTGGCGGAATCTCTTCAACTCAGGCGTGGTCTTGCCAGCCATGTGGTCAGCCGCCATCCGCTGCGCATTGAACCTAAGCTGCTGCTCCTGGGGAAGGCGGGCAATATCCGCCTCGTAAGCGTGAATGAGTGCTTCTTCAGGTGTCATGCGAGTAATGCCGTCCGTAGGCTGGGATTGGTGGAGCTAGTCTTGAAGTTCATGTTTGTCTCAAAGTCATTCGCCCCGTCCGGCCCGTGGGCCTTCATGATTTGCTGCAAAGTCTCAATCTGCTTCTCAAGACCATGAGCGGGAGAGCCGTAATTGGGGTGGCCTTCAAGATTGATGATCGGATCACGCCCAGTCATCTTGTAGTTGCGGATGTACTCCAACACGTTGTCGAGTGTGGCCTGGGTGGCACCAACATCCCGCATCCCCGGCTGAACGGTTTCGATGAGCCGCTTCGTGTGGAACAGGAGATTCCCCATCTCCAGCCCGTTGCTAGACAAATACCTAGCCTCAGGAGTGGTCAGGAGAGAACGGTTGATGTCACCAATCGCGGGCCGCTCTAGGGGGTTACCACGCAATTTCTCATGGCTTTGCCGCAGGATGTAATCAAAGCTGGGCACAGAGTGATGAAGGACACCGTGCCCACCTCCTTCATGCTGGGCTACGTTGATCCCCCTGGTGACAGGCTGAAACTTCCCAGCCGCCATCTGATCGCCGCTGCGATTCAGGAAGATGGACTGGGTTGCCATGTCCGCAAACCCTTGGGAAGTAGACTCGTCAAACCCATCCTTCTGGCCCCGATAAACCATCCACGGGCGATTCATTTGCTCTTGGATGTCATCTAGGTGGTATATCTCCGCATTCCCCATGCCGTGAGGGAGGTTGCGGTCCATCTGCCGACCTACGATGCGGTCTGAATGGGGGCGATTGCCGGTGATTCCATCCAGCATCCTCCAGGGAGTTGTCCGCGTAACGGCAACATCCTCAGAGAAACCCATAGCTCCATCAGCAAAGTCTGGCTTCTTGGAGGTATGGATCGTTCCCGGGTAGGTGTAAGTCGGGGAATCACCAGTGAGGGTGTCCCGAAACATATTCGTTCTCTTGCCTTCAGCCTTAATGGCCTCAAAGAGAGCGTTGTTGGTTACGGTCGAGGCATCTGGATCACCCGTGGCGGCAATGGCTTCACGGGCAACCGACATGGGAGCCAAGTCCCCACCAGTCGTGTAGTTCCGGTCATCCAGCCGCTCCTCGACAACCTTCTCCGCTGCCGACATGGGGCGGGGGTTCTCAATAGCGTAATCGTCAATCAGCTTGGCGTTCTGGTAGTTCTTCAGCCGCAGATCGTTTGCCTCTGGTATGGAAAGGACGCGGGCGGGGGCCTGCAAGACTTTCCGAAGATTGTCTACGTTGCGAGCCATCAGTCGCCCTTCCTCTCGTTCCACCGGAACCAAAGCTCGGCAATCCCACCTACGAGCGCAACGCCACCCACGACAAAGGCGAGGTAGCACACCATCGCGTAAGTCAGGTCAACAACGAAGCGGGCGGGTTCCATGCCCTACTTATGTCCCGGCTTGATTACCCTTGGCC